ATCTATACGTTTTACTTCTTGTATGAGTCCTCTAAATGCCCATACAGCAGGAGCTATTACCAATGTTAGAATAATATTCCAAAACATCCACATACTAATTTCCATTGTTTACTCCTGAATTGATTTTAAATACCATACAAGCCAACCAAGTCCTATTATTGAACAGATTAGAAATAGTATAAACACACCCTCTATACATCTATCTTTAAACTCTTGTCTTCTATACAGTTGTTCTTGTCTAGCTTTTCTAATCTTACCCTCCATTGCTAACAACTGATCCCAAGCTTTGTGACCATGTGTAAACTGAATGAAAGTTTTAAGCTCATATCTTTGTTCTTCTAGTTTCTTCTTAGCTGCAAATGCTTCTAGTGCTTCTTGCTCTACTGACCCAAATACTTTACGAAAGATAGGTGGGTTCTTTGCAGCTTTTTCTTTTTGTTCTATATCTGACACAGCACTCATCCATCTTGATAAATCTCCTGTCATGGATTCAATATCACGACCTGCTTGAAAAGCACGTTTGAGACCTGCAAATGCTGTACTTGCTGTGGTCAGGCAAGCACCAATCGTAATTGGATCAAACATTAAGATGGTTTAGTAGGCCAAGTTACATCATAAATATCTGATGCTTTTGTTATATCACGTAGCTGTTGTCGATATGTTCTCCATGCACTAGCATCACCACTTGCATCTTCAATCTTATGTATTTGCCAATCAGCTTCAGCTAATAGTGGCTCTCTTGTACCTCTTAAAATATCTTTTTGCCTATTGTCTAACTCTGTTTGATATTCAGCATCCTGTTGATCTTTTGTTTTGCCACCCTCTATGTCAGAAAATCTATCTTTCTCAATCCATTTTTGTACCCAGTTCTTGTCTGAATCTTGTTCAATACCATCTCTTACTACTATCTTAGTGGGTGCTGATGGATTAGGTTGAGGTGTAGGCAATATGCCTGTATATCCTAAATCTGATAATATTCCTGCAGGTAACACTCCTCTAGGAAAAGATGTATTAGGATTGTCTGCTCTAATTTGACTTTCTGTTTTGATTGCACCACTTGTATGTCTAAATTCACTCATTATATTCTCCTTAATCTATGTGCTATTTGCTATTGCATAAAAAAGATATGTATCTCCACTAATATTAGCATTTGTAGAACTTGTGTTGGGCATTAGTGTGAAACCAGAACTATGCTGTTGTATTGAATCTTCATTTGTAATAAATCCACCGGGTGACTGTTTAATTTGTAGAGAAGTATCATTACCTGCGGATGTTGTGATACCAAATTGTCTATTAAATAGAATATTATAATTTGCTTGAGAATTAGTGCCAATATTTTTAAAAAACAAAAAATCTATTCCATTAGTAAAACCACAATCAACAGTCACACTATTTGTTCCACCACCTGTATATGATCCTATTTTTGATACACCACTAACTTCTCCAAATAATAGTGCTTGAAATAAAGCATCAGGAGCATTGTGAGCAGCTTCATATCCTACTGTAAATTGCGTAGCTGTAGGACTTGTACTGTTAAAATAAGTATTGCTATTGTTATAATTTGCATTTTGACCAAGTTTAAAAGTTTTAGTATTACCTGCGTCAGCATGATATACGTGAAAATAATTGTTACCAGTACTAGTAGTAGAAGATGTTGCATATGTAACCCTTTTTATGATCATCATTTTAGGAACTGCTCCCAAATTATGATCAATAGTTTGTGGAATATGCGTTCCTCTATAATAAACCATATCAAAAAATCCTGTTGCTCTTCTCCAATTCATAGAATGATAAGTACTTGTTCCTTGATTTCTACCAAAACCATGTGTTATAGGATCATCTCTATTTGCATAATAAATATAAGATAAAGCTAATTCAGATGTATCAGCATTCGAACCAATAGGTATTCCAGTTCTTCCTAATAATCTTGAATGTTGATATATAACAGAACCATTATTTGTAGACCAAGACATATCAACTACAGGAGCAAGATTAGTACCTAAACCATTATTTGTCCAACTAGGTGTAGTATAAACTGCAGCACCTGTAACATTAACAGCAGATGAAGGATAGAATACATTTGTTGATCCTGATGTACCACTTAATGTACCACTAACATCTGAAACTTTTGGCATAGGTCTTTTTATTACTGTATATACATATGATGCACTATTATAAATAGGGTAATTTGCATTTGAAGGTTTAATTAAAAACCCTTTTGACATAGGCATAAAACCAGCATAACTGTTTGTTGTTTGATGCCCTGCATTACCTCCACCATTCCAATTAAACTCTTCATTAAGATTATATCCCAAACCTCTTACTGTATCATATTGCTTCCATTCTTGCGCACGAGATGTAGCTTTAAGCGTAACATAATTAGGCTCAAATCCAAATTCTGTATCAAAAAACTGACCTGCAGTCTGTGCATTATTTGATACAGTAAAGTCACCACATTTTATAATACTGTCTGCATCTGTATCATGTGCAAATAAATAAGCAACATATGTACCACCACTACCATTAGTATCTTGTGCGCTACCTACAGTAAAATGTGTAGTAGTAGGTGCAGTATCATTCCATTGTGAAGAAGATGTTTGAAAAGCTGAATTAGCATTAAGCCTTAGATAGCCTAAATGTCCAGATCCACTATTTGCTCCTCTATGATATACAACCCACGCATAACCATCAGCATTTCTTCTTTTTACCCAAATCATTCCTACTTCACAATCTAAATTATGTGCTATTGCTTGGTTTGTTCCATTGCCTGTATAAGTTACAATGTCAAAAAACTTAGGTGCTTTTCTATATGTATAAGCCACATAAGATCCATTATTTTGATTGTAGTTAAAATTACCTTGATCATTACCTATTACATAACCATTAGAATTAAATGTTATTCCTGCAGCATTTGCTACAGTATCTTCATCTTCTGTTGATCTAGTACCACCACACTCTAATATTTTAGTACCACCTCTTTCAGTATCAAAAAATTCAGCATGGCCTCCGGGATTACGACCTCTAAATATAACTAAACCACCTTGACTTGCAAGATTTATATTATTAGTTATGGTTACACTTCCAGACATATAATTGGGAGATCCTCCATTTCCTCTATATAAATCAATAGAAAAAACATCACTAGAATCACTAAATGCTCCACTATTACCACTTCCACCGAAGCTTCCACTTGATCCCATTTGCATTCTTTTACTCATATTATTTTCCTATGATACGTTAAGTCCTGCAGTAAAACCATACCAACTACCTAAACTTCCATTTGCTGCAGTATCGTGACAAAAAAATGTAAATACGTCACATGAATTTGCAGTTCCTGTTAGTGTTGGTGCAGTTCCACCTGCCCATTTTAGTACAGAGCTACTAGGCCATGTTATTGACCTACTACCTGTTCCATCTTGTACAACTTTTAATGTGCAATATGCAGCAGCACTAACACCAGATTCGTTTCCAGTACCTCCAACTAGTGCAGGTAAACCCATAACTAGGGTTACATTACCTGTTAAAAGTATCACTATATACCCATGATTTGTCCAATCTAATGTGTGTGTACCTGCAGATAAACTGTTATACTCACCTTGATCTATAAAACCTTGTGTTTTAAATGAACCTATATCATTAATAAAGTTACCACCTGAAGAAAGAATTACAGCTTTACTCGCTGAAGCACTACCTACAAAAGCACCATCTAATCTGTTTAATTCAGTAGCTGTTGATGATAATGCTACATTCTCATTTATTTTTGGACTTGTTAAAGTTTTATTTGTAAGTGTTTGTGCAGTTGATAAATCCGCTGTAATTGATGTGTCTATATTTAAGGTAACAGTACCTGTAGTGCCACCACCTGAAAGTCCTGTACCTGCAGTTACTCCCTCAATATCTGCGCTTATACCACTTACTTGTGTATCTACATAATCTTTAACAGCTGCACTTGTTGGTAAAGTTGTATCATTATCATTACTTCCGATACCTTCAGATTCAATAACTATAGCACTTGCTTTAAAATTATCTACTTCTATATTTGATACATTATTACTATCTACATCTATATTTTTATTTGTTAGTGCTTCTGAACCTGCTAATGTTGCAAAAGAACCATCACTTAAAGCTGTATTAAATTCAGCAGTATTTCCTGAAATAGTATTGTTAGTTAAATTAATAGTTTTATTTGATAGTGTATCACTAGATACTCTAGAAACTAATGTACTATCTGCACCTTGAGGTAAGAACATTTTATTAGTAGTTGATGTACTATGAGGTTGTGCTTCTATAATCTGTCCATGACTATTTTTATGACAGTTAAGTTTAAT